TTACCGTGATCAGAAGAACTTCTTCGATAGGATTGTTTACATCAGGAAACCCATGCTCTGCTGAAGTCTCGATATCGATAGTCTGAATATTAAGTTGAGACATATCCCACTGAATTTCTCCAGGATACTTTTTTGTAATATATTGGTAACCATAGTTGGTCTGTCCAAAGATCTCAGAATTCTCTGCTTGACCATATGTCTGAACAAACTGCTTGGCGGCATTGTTATCTTCAAAGTCAATCGGTTGGAGGTTTTCTCCATACAGAGACTTGTATTGTGTTTCTGCGCCACCCTTAGATTTTACAAACAGGGTGGGACTGAAGTCATCTCGTTTGGTGAAGCGCACACCGTTATGTACTCCACGGACAAGAACCTTGGAACCATACTGGTGTGCGCATGTATAAAATTTCATGTAAATCCCTCATCAATCAAATACTACTATACTATAAAACATAACAAAAGTAAAGGGATAAATTATTTCTTTCTTCTCGACAATAGTAATTCTAAATCCATATCTTTTGTGCCACCATCATATGCCAGAGCATATCCCTCAGCAATCATCTGGTTATTTAATGAGATCTCTTGACCGTTGATGAACAGGTGACCAATGATACGACCATACTTCTCTGTACTATCTGGTAACTCAGTCTTGATTAGAATATCTTTAGCACCTGCAAGAGTTTTCTTCATCCACTCTTTAGACTCAAGTCCCAATGCTTTTTCTTTGAGATTTGTTGTTCGACTTTCTGGAGTATCGATACCTGCAAGACGAATTCTTTTAGTAAGGGAAATATCGAAACCAAGGTCAATATCAGCGTCAATAGTGTCGCCATCTACAACTTTGGTAACTGATTTAATGCGGTAAATATACGGGTCTATGTTTGATTGTGTCATATGATAATTTTACTTTCTGGAACGACCAGACCTGAACCGTAGCGAGTATTATACTCGTTTAACATGCCAGTCTCTGGTTCAAAAACTGTGATAACTGCACCAGAGCGAAGAGGAACCATGTCATCTTTCGCATATGGACAGAATGGTGCTAGTCCTATACCGAATTGATTATTCTGATTAGGAATCATCATAATCTGCATAGGTTTCTTTAGAATGACAAGACCATCAATTGTCTCATCGATATCAGCGATAATTTCATCACCACTGATTAACTTCACACATCTAATATTGCTCATGTATTCACCTTCATTGTTAATGGTGGGTGAGAATTACTCCCACCCACCGATTTAAATTACTTTGTTTTACCTTCTGCTAAGAATTCGGCAGCTTGCGATGGATACTCACTATCCTCATCAGTGATGTCGATTTTCTTTGCTTTCTTTTCTTCTGGAATAAATGCCTCAAGAAAGATCTTCAGCATACCATTTACCAAAGAAGAACTCTTTACTTCGACGTTATCTGCGAGAGTGAATTCACGCTTGAATCCTCGTTCAGCAATTCCCTTGTAGAGATATTCAGTGGATTCAGGCGAGTCACACTTTCCTTGGATGGACAACTTGCCTTCTTGCAATTCAATATCAATCTCCGACTTACCGAAACCAGCAACTGCCAGTTCGATTACGTAGCGATTCTCATCAACTTTCTTGATATTGTATGGGGGATATTTAATTGGCATCATCAGTGTCGATTGATCAGCAATATCTGCTAACCTTTTCATGACGCGATCAGCGCCAACAAAATAACGGTCGATGTGCGGTAAACTTGTTGTATCGAATTTCATATTTTGCTCCTATTAAGCGAGTGTTAAAAAGGTGCCATCCGAAGCATGGCACCTTCTATTTATACTATACTTTTAGAAGAAAGTCAATTATTTTTTACGACCAATGTTATATTTCTGAACGAGTTCCCATTCAGTCTTTTCTTTGAACGCAATTACTTTAATCTGATTTAGTGGTGCTTTATCCTCATGAATCTCAGGATTTAGGATAGTGATCAATCCCCAATCCGAAAGAAGATGTGCTACCGTGTTTCTACGTTGTAAATCATTGTCACTAAAGTCTGCATCTTTACCATCTAAGGCAAAGAGTTCTTTAAAGTGCACGATGAAATATCTGCCCTGCTTGTGTAGAATGTGACATGATTGGTAAAGAATCTTTTCTTTTCTTGATGCAACACCTATGCGAGAAAGAGTCTCTCTAACTTTCAAGAAGTCGTCAGGATTCTTTAAGGTGACTTCCAAAGGTGCATACCCTGGAAAGTCAATGTCAAAAAAATCTTCGCTCATTTTTTACCACCTTTAAACAATTTCTCTTTTATATATTTTTTTTGTTCTTCAGAGAGAATTGTGAGTGCTTGGCGAGCTTTATCATTGCTATAACCATAATACTCTTTCACCATCTCCACTTCGGCATCGTCTTCGATTTTGATCCATTTGTCAAAACGTTTTCTAGCGCGAATAGTATTTATAAGATACATGTTTTGCATGCTCTTATCGAGATGGGGACGGCAGTTCATTTCATTTGCAGGGTGGACAGTGTCAATACTGAATGTCAACCCACGATTAATAATCCAAGGATTGTACTGTTTCTCAGACCAATCATCAACAATCAGATTCTTCTTTTCATAGTTTATATCTTTGATGAAGTCAAAGGGAGATATACCCTTCTTCTTTTCTTTGTACTCCTCAGCATCATATTCAACCTTTGGAGCACCCAAACCATCGAGTACTCCGTCCATTATTTCCACTCCATCCCTGCCATGATTTCAGCAAGGCAAGCAACCAGATTTATCTCAGGATTAGCAGCGAATGCTGCCTTATACTGATAATCTGCAAGCAGGAGAACCAACTGCGAAGGATACTTGACTTCATCTAGAATGGTATCATAGATCTTACGGAAGATAAGATTTGGGTCATTGTCAATGTTATCGACCACCCAGTTACGCATCTTCTTGAAGTCTTTACTCTTCAACGAGGCAACAAGTTCTTTCATGTTCACTTCTTGGACGTTGACGAGGATACCTTCATCAATAGTTCCAGACACACTGTACCGTTGTAGTTCGTTAAGGACTCGGCGATAGTCAGGGAAGTGCTTCTTAAGAACCTCAGCGACAACCTTCTCATCGAATGTAACATTCTCAGTTGCAAGAATGTCAGACAGACGCTTCATGAAACGACCTGCCATCTTAGGACGGTCTGCCTTTGTCAACTTAAATTCGATGACAGCAGTCCGACTATGAAGAGGAGCAATGATTCGGTTCTTAAAGTTACATGTGAAGATAAACCGACAGTTGTTTGCAAACTCTTCGATGAATGCACGCAACGCAGGTTGAGTAGAGTTTGGATTCAGATAGTCTGCCTCATCTAAGATAACTACCTTAGTCTTACCGCCAAAGGAAACTGACGAAGCGAACTCTCGAATCTTGGTGCGGAGAACATCAATACCTGATTCTTCTGAACCGTTGATGATAATGTAATCACAACCAAGTTCTTCACAGATTGCTCGAGCAATCGTAGTCTTACCAACACCCGCTGAACCGCAGAGAAGCATGTTGGGGATTTCACCAGTCGCGACGAACTCGCGAAATGTCTTTAGTTGATCATCGGGAAGAATACAATCATCAAGTTTGCGAGGACGATACTTTTCAACCCAAAGGAACTGTTCTTTTGATGCGTTCATTTTTCACTTCTTCCATTATGTTATACTTGGGAGACCATCCCAAGTTTCTTAATTGCGAATTGTCAGCATGTGTAACAATTCGTTCACCAGTTACTTCACGAATGGGGACATCACGATATCCAAATTCACGAGCAACATCAACAACAGAGACAGGATTGCCTGTCCCAATATCCACTTTACCCTGAATACGGGTATCTGTCAATAGAATTCTCATCGCTGAAACAACATCTTCAACATGAGTCCAGTCACGTTTATGGTCAGTAAGATACTCAACTTTATCATTGAGCATCATGTCATAGAACATGTCGGGACGGGAGTCAGGTCCATAGACAGTGTGAAAGCGCATTCCTACCGAGTATTTTGGAGCAATTTCTTCCATTGCCTTCTTGCTAGTAGCGTATGGATTCTGCCACCACTCATAGATTGAAGACGAGGACGCATAAATGCACCGAAGATTGAGACGTTCGCATTCAGAAAAGACTT